GGTGTTGGTTGAAATTTCGACATGTTTATTGCTCTCCCTTAAAATCAGGTAATGTTGACATCTAGTTTAACGTAACCGTCTGCATCTTTACTGCTTAAGAATGTACCAATCTTGGCAGCATTTGTACTACTTGTTCCAACGAGACCATTTGCCCCAACATAAGCACTAGTGCCAGCTGTTGGAGTGATACCGCCGACAAGCATATTTGTGGTTACTTGTCCTTGACGAAGTAGTGTAACCTTGCCACCAACCTGCACCTCATCTTTATACCAGTTGATATGCTGTCTGGTTAAGTCAATGTTTACAACGTCGTTAAGTAAAATACCCATTGGTACAGCGCCTGAGACTGCTGAGGCATAGCCAACAACTGCGTTGGCATCGTCCATAGCAACTCCGGCACCGCCTGTAACTACAGAGACTACGCCGCCTCTTTCAGCAACGGTATTCATGAAAAACGAGATATCTGTACGAGCTTCGATACGATCTGGTTTAAGAGCCATTTCAGTTTCTCCCTATTAAGGTATGTTATTTCTTGCCTAATCTGCTACTAACAAATGCTACTAATTCTGCTCTGGTGGTATCTACTGATGACTCAGCGTCTCCACCAATGCCAAGATTCACTTCTTGTTCAACTTCGACTGTTTCTAAAACGTCTGTGTCAGCAGAAGTTTCAGATGCTTTCTTTTTTTCTTTGGTTTTTGTATCTTCTTGGTCTTCGTCTTTCTTGATTTTTTCCAACCATGGTGGCATCTTACCAGCAAACAAGCTAGTCATAGCCTCAAAAGCATCATCAGCCATAGTTTCAAATTTTTCTACAACGGTTTCTGCTGATTCAGCGTCAACGCCATTGTCTACTAAAGAAGCTTTTCTTTTCATCTTCTTTTCTTTTTTGGCCATTTCTTCTTCTTTCATCTTGTATCCAGCAATGGCTTCTAGAGCAGCCTCTAGTTCAGATTTGACCTTTTTCATTTCTTCGTCTTTTTTAGTCATTTCTTCTTTTGTTTTTTTAGCTGCTTCTTCTTTTTCTGTCTCTTCTTCGTCTTCTGTTTGTTTTTTCTTAGCAGCTTCTTCTTTTTCTGTCTCTAATAGTTTGATTGTCTCTAGTTGACTAGCAACTTGTGTTTCGAGCTCAACAACTCTTTGTGATAGTGACTCTAGATTAGCTTCTGTTTCTGAAGGGGTAGTAACAGATGTATCTACTGTTGTCTCTACTGTTGTATTTTCAACGGCCTCGGTGACTGTCTCTTCTGCCTTGGTTTCGTTTGAACTCATAGTATTATTCTCCACATTTAAGGTTGCCTGAATATCAAATACACCTATATTTGATAAATCTGAAAAATTTTCTATATTATCGGTAACAGGATCTTTAATAAAATCATTTTTAGTAAATATTATACTATCTGGATTAGCTGGTTTGTCAACAAATCCTTTGCCAGAAAATGTTATATTTCGTAATACTCTCCCGACTTTATAGTTATCGTGTTCGCCTAATCCTCCATATGCTCTAAGATGTTTAGTCAAAAAAGCTGTTTCGGAATTACGATTTAAAATTTTGAATTCGCCAGTTGATTTATTTAATAGTCCGTAATCAAAACCCTTAAAGAAACACTCCATACTCACATATTTAGTTCCAGTTTCTATTTCTGCAATGAGTGTCTGGGTACGCTCTACGAGACTAGGAGAAGAAAAACCTCTATAAACTACTGAGCCTGTTAAAATATGAAATTTATTTGGTAGATTTTCTACTGGGGTATTTGGGTCAATCAATACCGAATCGTCAGTAATCGGCCAATTAGAAGTTATATGACCTACTATAACGCCCTCATCATGATTTAGATTGGTGGGCTTATCTTCTGGAGTGTTCTTAGCTGCCCAAACCTCTTCTTTATCAAAAATATCGTCATTTTTATTCCAATTAGATGTAACTAAAATAGACTGTACATAATATAAGTCTGTATCTGTTAAAGAAGCTAGACTTTTAATATGCTTAATATTATGGTTAGTTTTATTTGAAGGCTCAACAATAGAGGCGTAAGTGATGGATGCGCAAGACTTTAATTGGTCTGCTAATCCGTCCTTAATCTCATGTTCAAAAATTTGCATATTAAATCCCCGTTTTATTGGTTTGTTAGTAAAGAATTATACACCATAGAATAGAAAGAAGACCTTAATTGTTTAATTTCGTCCACAGTTAAGTCCCTGTTTATCTGGCTCTTTATGGGTTTGAGCCAGTTGTTGTAACTATTAACTACCGTTGTATGGTCTTGTGATTGAATATTTGCGAACACTTGGCCAATGGAAGAATCGTCTATTGTGCAGAATGGTTGTAGACTTAGAAGTATTTTTGTTTTGATGATGTCCATCTCCTTAGCCTCTGCTTTAGATAAACTTCTGAGATTTTTCTTATTATAGAAATCTAATAGGATGGGGTTGATGGTGCTATTAATTTTGTCTTGTGCTTCATTAGCCCATAACATCAGGTGGGCTCCTGTTTGCGGGGAAAACTTTTTTGTTTTTCTTTGTTCGGAATCTTTGCTTAGTTTCGGTCTTCCTTGGCCTGAAATACCTGGCAATGATTCTGGCGAATCATTTGCCAACTTCGTTGAAGGACCTTGCTGAGCAGTCTTTTGTTCCATCGCTGTTTTTTCGCCACCCTTCTTTTTTTCAAGATCAAGACCCACTTGGCTTGGCGTTACTATACCTGTTTGTAAAGCTATCTTCTTAAGAGCATTTTCTACTTGTGGATCATTCCAAGGTCCTGCTTTTGGAACCATTCTATCAGAAGCCCTTTCTCTTGTTTCTCTATTGAGCCTGCTCTTTTCCATATCGGGATCAAGACCAAATTTTACTTGAAGTAATTCATCGCTAATTAGATTTCTATCTGCTAATTGAATTAATAGAGCTTTTTCAGAATCTTCGTTACTAAGATCCATCCTATCAAATTCTAGTTTAGCTGAATACTTGAATCCCATAGCCTTCTGTACTAATTCCATTTCTTGTTCCCAGAAAGAGATTAGAAGCTCTCTTCCGTACTGAAGTCTTTGGGTTAGTGTTTTAAGAGAGATAAAATTATTAGTTGTTCCAGCAGCACCGAATGTTCCCGTGAGTGTTGGAGGAATACCCAGTCCTGCATAAACTGAATTTAAGTGTGGAATATATTTACCTTCGCCAAGAAATTGATGAACAGAGGTTTTAGATTCTAATAGTTCAATATCTGGACCCCAAACTAAATCCATGGTACCGCCACCTACATTGTTACCTAAAATACTTGCTAGTTTGGCTGTGGCTGCTTTGGTAGGGGCAATTTTATGTTCTAGACTTCCTAGTTTAAAAATACGAATATTAGATATAGCCCCATCAAGAGCTGCCATATCAGCGAGTTTTAACTTTTCAATTACCGTAATATCATCCATGATTGAGTAGACCATCGGATAGGCCCAACTCTGCCAATCGTCTTTTTTATAGTGAAAAACTAGTGTCTTGTCTGGGTCTAATGGATATGGTTTTTTTGTTTTAGCTGCTTCAAGAATCTGTGATGGTAGTTCATTGATAATTGCTCTTTCGGCATCGTTCTGAGGCGAGTTAATAGTTTTTCTTAAAATAGCTGGTAATATTAATTCATATCTTTTATTCATTACGAATGAAGATAAAGCGCCTGCTGAAACTTCAACAAATGTGGGATCAATAAAAGTATATCTCCAAGGTATCTCTCTTTTTTCTGTTGGAATATTATTAAGTTCATTGATTTGGAGGTCAGCAGCAGCGTTGGCCTTGTATAGTTGTTCGGAAACCTTTAGACTAATCTTTCCTGTTTGTCTATGTATAACAACATTACCTGTTCTATATACATTATTGAGTAGTCTTTCGCTTCTTTCTTTTCCTCCTATTTTCTTAAACCATCTTCGATAAAATCTTTCTATTCTCTTGTTCCTGTGAGTAAGTCTGATTCCCTGAGATGCAAAATCACCCATTAAATCAATTACATTCTTAACCAAACCAACCTTCTGATAAATTTCATCAGCTCTGCGGATGATCTCTTTAATTCTTTTCGGTACTGCTTCGTCCGGTCGGAAAAAGTCATAATCTGATCTGGTTAGTCCAGGTCTACTTCCGGTCTGCCCATCTAGATTAGAGTAGTCTACCCTGTAAAATCTACCAGCCTGTGCTCTCTGTACTAAAGTAAATTCGTCCAAAGACTCAGATGAAGTATTTAAAGCTTGCTGTTTACTGGCTAAATCGTCTCCCCATGTGACATACGCTTGTTCTGAAATGTGGGGAGATGCGTCTTGAATGATTGGATTTTTAGGTTCTTTTTTAGCCATAATATTTTACATTCGTATTGTGATTGGATTACATTACTATTATAGAAATAAATACACTATTGTCTGTAAATTCCTGTATATATATCATCATTAGCTCCGGCAGTAAACCAAGATGGGCCTTTATAAAGTTGCCCATTTGATTTTTCTATATCTCGAAGATTATTGCCAATTACTTCATACTCTATTGGCTGTAACGATCTTTGTGCTTGTCTGGCTAACATATTTGCTATTACTAATGAGCTATATCTATCTTTTCTTAATCTTCCCTTTTTTCCTTGTTGTAGCTTAATCTCCGGGGTGTCCCAGCGATCTCTAGCATTTGGTCCTTGGCTAGTTTGTGTCATTACTATTGTTGTTAGCTCATTTTTTAGTTCTTCAATCTCTAGAATACATTCGCTTAGATTATCATAAATAGGATTAAGGTCAGCTTCTAAAATATCTCTACCTTCTTTATCTATAGCTAAACCTAAAGTTAAATTATCGAAGCGAGGAAATAGTAAAATTTTATCTTCAAAGTCTTTGCGTAATCCGTGATTTGCCTGACTGGTCCATTCTGCTTTTGCGAATTGAATAAGTTCTAGTATATGTAATCCTGATTGATCATCTGTGTCTCTGCTCTTATTGGGATCGATAACGGGCCAAATTAAAGCTTCTTCCTTTTCGAGTTTTGATGGATCATGTAGAGCTTCTTCAATTGCTACTCCTCCTCCTTGGGCATCCATACCTATTCTATTACATGGAAATACTTTCATTAAGTTGCGTATTTTACGAGCACAAAAACCATAGAAGTCATGTTCTTTAACGAGTCCTGTTTTTTGTCTATCTTTAAAGTTGGTACGATTAGTCGTCCAACAATAAACTATTCTGGTATGGTCTGGTTGGACTTCTAGTATAACGATACTAAAGTTGTCTTGTTCACTTGCTGGGTCTATCCCATAGATGTATTGACATTTAGGATCTCCAACAATACGAGCATCAAAGAAGACTGGTTTCTCTCGAATTATAATGGGTTTTGTCTCTGACACTACACATCCCTCTATGAGACTTCTCTTAAAAAATCCCTCACTGTCGCTAATAAAACATGCTGCATATTCCATATTATAAATACCGCTATGGATAGTCGCCTTCGCTCTACTGACCTGTTTATCGTCCATGAATCCCTTAGGAATTAATTCATAAGGAATACGTATTATACTATAGTCTCTCCAGTTAAAACTATCTGGTACTTCTCCCTGAAACATTTCTTGTAGCTTGCCTATATCTCCTTTGCTCTCGATTATGGTTTTGTATCTTCTCCAGTACTGAGCAAAATGTTTAAAGCTATAGTCTGCTGTTCCTGATATAATTGCTTGATTGCCCATTTTTTGTGAGAGTGTTTCTAGATCCTCGTTCCAAACTCCTGCCTCACTCATTGCTAGTTTTTTAGCTTGCTCTTTAACATTTTGGATAGGACTTGCTGATACTGCTGCGAACCCTGAGACTACGGTTTCGTATATTTCAGGACTAATGGATGCAAATTCGTCAGCGATAATAATGTGTGCACGTAAACCTCTAATTTTACTACCGTCACCCATTGGAATAGCTATAGTCCAGCTATCCCCTAACCTCATAGTACATCTATCAACGTCTTTTCTTGGTCCGTCATCATTACCACTAAAAATACTTCGTAAAATAGGACTATTGCGCCAAATAGTTTCCATGTATTCAAAAATAATTTTGCTTTGACGAAACGCAGCACCAACTACTACGATCTTAGTTCCTGGATAAAAAACACAACGCAAAACACAATAGAGAGCTAATAAGAAACTTTTACCCCAACCTCGACTAGCAATATACATAGGAAAGGGACGAATCCAAAATTCTTGCAAAATAGCCATTTGTATAGGATGTAGCTCAATATTAAATAAGAGCTTACAGGTGGCACCTATATATTTAGGATTTCTTAATAGTTTCATGAGATGAAGATCGGGATTTTCAATCTCTATCTTACTTCTATGAATCATAGGATTATCTAACGTTGTGACCTGAGATAGGTCACCTAACCCTAGCCAAGCATCTTCATAGATCTTTTGATCTCTGGACTTTTTCAATATAATGCACCTTTTTTAGAATGAACTCGGCTGTTTTTTCAGCATTGGATGGAGAACCACAGAACATAATTTTGATATTGTGATTAAGTTGTAACTCTAGGATATGTTTCATAATAAAGGCTGGAGTAATCTTGATTTTGCCCCAAAGCCTTCTTGGAAGATTAGAGCCAATAGGATAGTTGAGTACTTGTTCTAGATTAAATTCCAATAATATAAAAGCATATTTAAATTTGCTCATTCTATCTACAACATCTATAAATCTAGATTCTGTAATATTGTTAGCTATTTCATTTATACTTTTTTTACGCTCTATACAAATAACATCTTCCAGTCCTTCAATACTATAATCTCCAGTGTCCAATTTACGATTAGCCGTAGTGTAGTGTTCAAAACTCCACGGTTGTTGCTCTCTGGTGTCTATAATTATAGTAAAGTCATCGTGCTTAGTCATCTTCCCCCACAGGCAGATTAGCCTTCAGCTTACGAGATCTATTAATAGCCCTCTGAACCATAGCCTTACCGACCATATCAATAAATGGCAATCCTCTCTTCTTTGCTTCATCTCTAAGCCAAGATAGAATAGTTTCCATGTTTTGTTCGCACCAATCTGGTCCTTGATCATTCATTTCTAGGGCGTGACGACGACAAGAGCAAGTCGAAGAAGAGCTAATACCAAGGGTCTTGATCATTCCTGTTAAGATAGATCCCGGGCCATTTGGGTCTTGCTCAAGAGTTCTTGGATACATTGCCTGAAGACTAGCTTGAATATCGTCTCCTAGTCTGGCCTTTAATGCGGCTTCTGCTTGTGCCTGAGTCCAATCTCCCATAACATCATACTGATCTCCTGTGAACAAATAGATATGTGCTGGAGTATTGTCGATTCTTGCTACTACGCTTTTTTCATGAGGAGTATCTATATACGATATTTTTAGCTCGTTTAAAATAATCGGTTCTGGAGTAACAACCTTGTTTGTGCTGTTGTCTGTGTAAGGAGGAGGGTTTAGCGTAATTGGCGAGTTTAATGTAATCATGGTTTTTTCCTTTTGTTGTCTTTGATAAATTTTTTAGATGTTAGAATCTGCAAGAATGAATAACTATAATCTTCTTCCATCCCTTTAATAAGGTCATGATGTTGTTTACACAAGGTAATTCCATTATTGATTTCAAATCTTAGTCCAGGGAATTGTGCCCAAGTTTTGATATGGTGAGCATTAAGTCTTTTTTTACATCCGCAATTAGGCCATTGACACTTATATTCATCTCTTTCGTAAACTGCTTTACGCCATTTTTTATATTGAGGATCTCCAAAATTTCTAAACATGAGCTAGTCCTGGTGGTGGTCCTCCCAAAACAAAATTAAGATGTCTAGCCGTTTGATTGGCCGATTCAAAATCTGAATACACCATATCAGAAACCAAGTCTTTAAAAGATATTTGTGGTTCCCATCCTAAAGAATCTCTTGCTTTAGTAGAATCCCCTTTAAGATAATCTACTTCTGCTGGCCTGTATAAGTTAGGATCTATTTCTAGATAATCTTCGTAGTTAAGATTAAATAGTCCAAAACTAATCTCAAGAAATTCTTTTACTGTG